GATTGAAGTTCAATTTGTGTTCCTTTTCTTTGTTATAACCCAAGTACAACTCACGAAGTACTTGGGTTCTTTCTACGTTACTTTGCTATCAAAAAGGTAGCGTTTCGTCATCCTCGTCAACCTGCGGTTTAGCTTTCGCTTTTACAGGTGATTTAGCTGGTGTTGCACCTTCGCTTTAGTCTGAGGTACTTCGTCATCGAACTCGCTACCTGCTTCGTAATCACTGTCGGGTTTAATGTACTCGATCAGGTCAGTTACTAGAAGGTTCTTCAAGTACAGAGAGGAACCTCCATTTGAACGGTCAAAGCGATCAATGGAGATAGTACCATAGCTTCCATTACCGACTAGCTTACTGTGGGTAATATCAAGCATTACATTTCCGACTTTCTCAAATACTTTAGGTTGGAATTGAGGTGGCACTGGTTTTCCAGTCTTACCAAGTTCGGTTGATTTACGGAGCGTCAATACCCAGACGTTCTTCTCTGCTCCGACTGGAGGAGGGCAGCGGTAAATCTCTTCAAAGTTCGCAGTTTTAACTTTCTTGAGACTGAGCATTGTATCTAAGGACTTCGCATACTCTTCTAGAGAATCCACTGTTTCTTCATCAACAATGGCAACCGAACACTTCCATTCTGCAGGTTTAGTTGGTGCTCCTGCTTTTGCATAAGCCTTGACTGGCTCTGACATTTGTACGTATAAAAGTTGACCACTGATTTTGTTAAAGTTGTTTGACATTTTGGTTCCTTATAGGATGGATTAATAAACGATTCAGTCTCAATTACTGTAGAGACTAACCAGTAGAATTAAGTTACTTACTTCCGTGACGTTCTGAATATTCCGCACCCTGCGTATTTAGCTTAACAAGCATTTCTTTTCTATACTCACAAGCTAAATTGAATGCCTCATTGTATCCTAAATCATCTATACTAAAGTACTTCGTATTTCTTTTCTTACCTGCACCACAATAGGCACCAAAATAAGAACGACCTTCTTTATTAACTTTTATAGATACACCTACAACACCGGACGTATTAGTTACCCGCATGCGCTGATTTTGACAATTGCTCATTTGTGTAGTTACTCGTAGATTACTGACTGAATTATTAAACGGATTACCATCTTCATGGTCAATTACCTTGTTTAGTATATCAACACCTTGCATTACTAGAATAATTCTGTGTACAAGCCAATGTGTACCGGCCACTTTTACCTGCCAAGAACCGGGCATTTTACTTCTACAATCGTAACAACGTGTGCCTGCTACCTTAGTCTTAGCTCCACGTCTACCTTGCCCATCTTTCCAAGATAAGCCGGACTCGCTTTCCTGTGATATCTCAAAGTGCTTGCTCCAGTCTACGATCGAGTAATCTCTTATTTTCTTACTCATATTACCTCCTTTCTATTCAGAACTTACCGATTATACCATATTTGGTGCTACGTCTGAGTTTCGATCTCAGTACCAAGACATTATGATGTATTGCTCTCCCATTGAGCTAACGTAGCATTTGGCACCCCGTAGTCGAATTGAACGACTATTGTATTTTTAGAAGAAATCTATCTTGTCCTTTAGATGAACGGGGTAGGTTCTTGGTTGTATTATACGTTATTTCTGGGTGTATCGTAGAGTACATCTAGGAGATTATCTAAGTTTTCTTTAGCTTCCTCAAGGTCAATCTGAGCAAATTTAATACCCTCAGCGCATCCGTCATCATTTGACCAATCATACTGACTTTTAGCCTCTGTGATTACCTTGATTGCTTTCAGCAACTCCGCACGACTCACTGGCAGTTCTTTATCGAAGTTCAATTCTAGTTGCTTTGGGTTATTCATGCTTTAATACCTCCGTGAAGATCAATGAATTCTTCCACCATTGTAGTGGGAATGTACGCAAATGGATTATCTACGTTATCTCCGAATTCTAACCAAGATTCTGGTACTTCAGTGGATGCGCAGAATACCTCTACTTGGTAGTACCGTGCGTTACACATTTCTTTATCTACCCGTGGTGAGCAATAGTGATATTGACTCGCTTGTACACTCAAGGTTGTTCCATCGTTACAAATGATGTATGGATGGACAGTCCCGCTGAAGTATTCAGTGCTTAGAAACCATTGTTGCAAATTTGTCTTAGTCATAGTCATATTACCCCTTTACTTCTAGTTCAACAAAGACTTTACCATACCACTCTTTGCCCTTGTATTTATCCTCGGTAAAATCAAATACAGCAAGGTAATCTAAATCAACTGGACTACACCCACTGTAATCGTCGCGTAACTCCACAATAGCATCTTGTGGTAGTTTCTGAAGTGCAAGGATCAGGTTAGCTACTGTTGGTTCAATCATTTTGTTTACCTTTCGTTTATCTGTCCGTATTCTATCACGATTTTACTCAGTAACCACTTCCAATAGCTATCTGCATTAAATATTCAGCAACCACCTTCTGATCCTCTGTAGTACCCTTCCACATTGCAATGGGCGTTTTACCGCCGAAGGCTCTATTTGGAGATTTCCACCAGAGCACTACCAGTGAACGAGAGCCTGTTAAACGCAAAAGAAGAGCGTTCAGTTTATCTTTGGTATTTTGGTGGTTCATTCTTGAGTCAGTAGCTCAGTAGGAATCTGAGGTACTTCGTTGAATTCATACCATTCGCTTCCATCGTATTCTCCGCGTGAACTCCACGTTGAATCCTCCATGTACCAGATTGTACCGAATAGATTTTGACCACCGTAACCTTCGTCGTAATCTCTGTCTATTGAATGGAGGAATTTCTCGTATTGTACTTTAGTATAGTTCACAGGTAGAACTGCAGTAAAGCTGTAGTCATCATCGAATTTAATCTCCGCGCACTTGACGGTACGACCCCCGACGAAGCGTTCGTTAATATGATCAATGAACTCTTGTTTTGCGTTTATCATGAAAATACCTTTCGTTTATGTAGTGGTTGACCCGGTGTTGTACTGGGTGTTTGTTTGTGGGTTATGGGTTTATTGTAGCAGGGTTAGTGCACAGTTCTCTGTCAAGTGCATCAGTAATGTCAACTCTACTTCTCTTATTTAAGATGCTACTGATTGTTGTTCTGGGCTTATTCATACTTCTGGCAACCTCCGCTACACCTTCACCGGATTTGATACGAGTATAGCACTCCTTCACTTGCTGAACTGTCAAAATTACAATAGCAGCGTCTGTTGTTCGTTTAGTCATTCGTCCCTCCTTGTGTGCGTGCTTGATGTTATCTGATGCTGAAATCCATTCAAGGTTATCAACGCAGTTGTTGGACTTGTTGCAGTCCTTGTGGTTAACTTGCGGAAGGTCATATGGGTTATCTAGGAAATATCTAGCAACTAACCTATGTAAATAATCACGTTTAGTACATTGCTTATTATTTAAATTCTTGTATGTGCCGATCTGAACTGATAAGTATCCAGCACCATTATCAGCAGTGTGCCTAAGATTTCCTCTAGCGTCAATTACCTTACCAGTATTTGAAACTTTACCCGTAACTTCTCCATTGAAGTAAATATCTTTCCAAATTTCTGTGTTCATATTTTTCCTAACTTAAAAGTAATTTCTGTGCTTCTGTAATGTAATAACTGTAGTCAATATCCTTCCAGCTAAAATCATGGATTGAATTACAAGTTTTAACATTGTAATCAGTATCAATACCAATCCTGCGATAGTCCTCTGATCCCTCCAGTGGAGGCATAATCTTAATCAACTTACCACCAGCTTTACTTGGATAGTACCTGCATATGTTCTGCTGCTGTACGTCGCCATCTTCTGTAACCAGAACTAGACTTGACGATCGTGGCACTTTTGTTCTGAGTAGAAAGTCGTACTTATCACGATGTAGTCGAATGAACTCTTCACAGTCTACACCATCAACAAGATGAGCCTTAACCGCCTTAGCAATAACCATAGCCGAATGATTCTTAGCCCACCCTAACTTATCATAATCAGCATACTCATAGAGTCCTTTGAGTTTAACCTTGCCTTTGTCCGTGACACTAATATAGTTATTGACGTTGTTAATAAACATAGCAGAGTAAGTATCACCTTCCATTGTCAAAGATGTCAGTGTCTCCCAATCCTTGATGCACTGTTCTGATTTACTTAACTCAGCAGCATCTACAAAGAACTCAAAACCATCGGTGTTAGCCATCACGATCTCAGCGTTGCACTTAATGATTAATTGCTCAATCAACATGCTTAACAGCATCTGTCCACCTACTGTGATAGACATAGTGTACTGTGGGTCGTATAGAGGACTATACTCGTTACCACTGTCGCCATATACCCCATTAAGTGCTAGTTTAAGCGCAGCATTAGCTGCTGACCCTTTAGGCTGCTCTTTACGCATTTGATACAGTTTACTATACGTGGTGCAGAATGCTTCACCTAAGTGTGCAGGCGCGATATTATTCATAATTGCTAGATTAGGGTAGTAACTAGCAACATCATAAGTTTTCAATGGGCGTTCTTTAGTACCACGATGTACACCAGATTTAGCTGTATGAATACCACCAAGACCGTAGTCATATCGTAAACCTTCAACAACAGTATTCAGAGTCTCAGCAACTCTCCAGCATCCCCAATATGATAGCTTAGGAATCCTGCATTTCTTTGGTTTACCTTTTGGTTCTCCAAATTCATCCAGTGGTTGTTCCATGACATGTTCACCATTGTCATCTAGTAAGTATTCAGTAGCTTTTAATTCCTCAACAGTAACCCAACCCTTAGTGTGTTCTGTCATAAATTCTTTTAGTTCAGTATCGCTTGGTTTACCTTTGAATTTCTTTCGCTTGATAACCATCTCTGCGTAATTAGACAAGTCCCCGAGATCACCTTCATCAATATCAGAGAATGCACCTTTAGTTTCAGTAATGGTTTGTTTTTTGAACCAGTCCAAAACCGCCTTAAACTCAGGGCGCTGAAATTCAACGTAAGAAAATATACAATCTTTAATGTGAATACGGTCACGTTTAGTTTGATTAATCCTGCGACCACGATCACTAACTGTATAGCAAGCTCCGGGTTTTTCTTTCTCAATGCTATTAATGAACAACTGCTTACCAATCTTAGTGTCGTTGAAGTTCGTACAATCAAACCCAAATAAGTCCGTCAATTCTTCACGTAGGTTCATTGCATCCTTTGAGAAGTTATAGAACTTCAAAGTCTCTGTAACATCGTGCATGTTGTACTTTAGGAGTACTTCAATTTGATCATGTGTGAGAACAGTACCGACAGGAAAAGGTAAATCCTGAATATTATCAGAACGCATATTGTACTCAAGCATTTTCAGACTGGTTGACCTAGCTCTGTTGTCAAAGTGGTGGATCAAAAATAAGTCAACTTGTGGAATAATGACTTCAGAGTCCTTAATCTTAGAACCAAAACGGTCATCTCCAGTTTTGTTAATTAAGCGCATTGCTTCATTGTAGATTTGAATAGCTGTTATCTTTAATGGCTTCTCTCGTTTAAACGCATCCTTAGCCTTTGTTAGAATAAAGTGCATCACAGGGTAATCAAACCCAAGATTATTAAATCCAACTAAACGACATCCTGTGCGCTTAACGTTTCTTATGAACTCTAGCATTTCTTGCACTTCGTTCTTGCGATCAGAAATTTCAAATGCGACTTGTTTTTTACCGTTCATGTAAATGGCAGAAAACGTGAACGCATTAGGAAATGTTTCGATATCAAATATGAAATCCTTGTACTTACTCATGTTTCTCCTTAAATAAGAAAGCATTTTACCATAGAAAAAGCCCACCGAAGTGGGCAATGTTCAAAAGTCAATCAAGACTGTTTGCTGATTTGTAGACTGTGCTAGTTGAGCATCAGTACCAACTGTCTGTTCAATGTAAGGATTAGTGGTTGCGTACATGTGAGTAGTCTTGTGGTCATATCGTAACCATCCAGCCTCACCAGTATTACCAGTCCTTCTACACTTAACTAATTGTAGCTTAGTTGCTGATTTTTTGATTGGACATTGGTTCATTTTATCCCTCGAAATCAGAATTGTATTGAAAGCAATTTGGTTGATGCTAGAGCTTCCCATCAACTGATACTCACTCACAGCATGTGGATTTTCTTCAGAGGGTTTCTTCATGTGTGAAATAGCAATCACGCAAGTGTTAGTCTCTTTGGCGAACTTCAGTAAAGTATCCATAAATCCAATAATTGCTGCATTATCGCTACTATTTACACCAGCTTGAATTGGGTCGATAATAATTACGTTACAACCTTCAGCTTTAGCCAAATAATTCAACTTATCAAAGATTTCACTTGTACTAATACTACCTTGGTGGTCAACATAAACAAACTGATTCTTCTTGGCTAATCCATCCATGAATCGGTTTTTCAGTGCTGTCATATCAAGAGTAGTTCTGTCAACTGTACGCAGATTCATTCCAGCATCTAACGAAAGTAGATCACGTACAACTTCTCGTTTTGTACCTTCAAGATAAAGCGCTCCAACTTTAAACTGAGTATTCTCAATTAAATGATACACAAGATTAGACACGATAGAACTCTTACCAATTGACGTCAACGCCCCGATGATCGTGATTTCTCCAAGTTCTTGCCCACCATTCATCATTTCATTTAAGTGACTCCATGCTGGTGGGAATGGAATCTTAATATTAGAATCCTCATCCTCAAAATCATCCCACATTTGATCTAAGTGAATAACATCAACTCGACTAAACGGTTCAGCTTTCCAGAATACTTGCTTTAACTCAGCTTTACGATCTGCTTTTAGTAAGTCACTTGCATCTTTTGCATCCTTTGGGAATTTAGCAATGAACGCTTTACCATGAGGTAACAATCGTGCTGCTTCTTCCATATAACGCTGTCCGGGTTCATCTGCATCAAATGCTAAGATCACCTTCTCAAACCCACATAAGTACTCGTAGTTAGCTCTGAACTGTTTAATGATACTACCATCACCAGCAGTAACTGAAACACAAGGTGTCCAGTATTCAGTATTGTCTTTACCTGAACGTAGAACCTCTGCAAAACTCATTGCATCTTCTTCACCCGTGGTTACTACCAAGTACTTACCAGATGAAGGAAACGCACTCTGACCAAAGAATTCGTTAGTTGCTTTTGTATTACCAATACCGATAAAAGTCTTAGGGATAGTACGCTTCTTATATCCTACAATTTTACCATCGGAAGTAATTGGGTAATGACGAGATACCACATCGTACTTGTTCTCAATTTCAGTATGCACTCCGTACTTGGCTGAAACAATACTTGTAATACCTCGCTCTCTCCATCCACGACAATCAATGGATTGAATCTCTGTAAAATCTACTGGTTCTTTTTCTTTGTAACTCTGTTCAGGTTCTTGCATTTTTACTCCATGTTCTTCAAGTTTAGACTGAGGAAAATAACTATGACAACTCCAGCAAAAAGCATCTATTGTTGTTTCTTTTTCCTCGTGTGGTTTAGCATAAACTGCCATAGCATCACTACTGTTGCAATTATCACCAATACAGGCAGTGTGATAAAGTAGCTCACCTTCTGTTTTATTATCGTACTTTGACATTACTTCCTTTAACATTATGCCCAATCAATACTGACATTAATCCTCCGATCTTACATCCGTTATACCTTTAT